ATAGTGATTACCGACCATGGAGTGTTCAGTATCTTTTGTATGACGTTTGGTTTCCCGAGTTTCCACACACACCGAAAGAAATTTCTTTTTGGAAAAATCTGCGGTGGTGGTGGAACAACTACAGGGGACGGAGGCCTATGAATTGCATAGCCGAAGTCGAGATGATCATGCGAATGATACTGACAAAGGAAAGTTATTATGCCTGTAAACTTCGGTGTAAGTTCAAATCAACTGAACAAATTGAAAACTCGATTCTTCGGAACGAGTGGGGGCGATTCCAAAAGCGATTGCCCAGTGACGTTGACCCAGGAATTCGTGAAGTGGCTCCAGAATAAAGTTGACTCTTTGGAGTGGAGCCGATCTGACGGAAAGAACTCGGTATCACCCGAGGATATTGCATTCATTACTGGACAACAGAAGATTGTCCGTATCATTGAAAACGAAATGGAGAAGCAACATGGGCATGGGAGGTAAAGGGCCATCGCCACCTAAAGTTCCTCCTCCGCCCAAGCGAGAGGAACTGGCTGCCGAAGACTATGCAAAGCGTGCGGCTGAACTTCGTGCGCTTCGAGAAGCTTCTATGGCAAGAAACGAACAGCTCACACAGCGTGGGCGACAATCATTGACCAACCCCGGACTGGGGATTCCGGAGTAAGCAATGACAGAACAAACACTTGAACAACGGTTTGACACACTCGAATCAGAACGACTGATCCTGCTGGATCGCAAGCGTGAGTGTGCCGAATACACATTCCCCATCATGTTGCCTCCCGAGAACTGGGACGAGCAAGATGAACTCGATACCCCTCTGAACTCAGCTCCCGCTATCGGAGCCGCAGCCTTGGCCGCTAAGATTGCCAACGCTGTGTTGCCCACCAACGGATCTCCCATCGTGTCTCCGAACGTGATGGTTCCGATGGGTGTGCCTGCCGCCGCGTACGAGCAGGTTCAGAATACGATCTCGATGTATGATGCCGAGATTATGACTCGTCTTCAGTCAAGCAACTTCCGACCCGAACTGCACAATGTGTGTTTGGATCTGGTTGTGATTGGAGACACCTTGTTGGAGTTGTTGCCTAACGGTAACTTCCGCAAGCATCGCCTTGACAACTATGTCGTCATCCGCAAGGAAGACGGCTCGATCTATGAGTTGGTTGTGCGTACTTGGGTTGATCCCGAGACGCTTCCTGACCGACTCAAGAACAGACCCGGACCGTCAGGTTCGTACAAGCAGGGCAATAGACTGCTCGAACCCAAGTACACACGCTGTGTGTGGAACGAGGGCAAGAAGCGGTACGATGTCACGGACGAATTCCGTGGTGAACCGATCAACAGCAAGACCTACTACACGGTGTTGCCGTACTTTGCCCTGAAGTATGGAACCTCCGCCAGTAACAACTACGGCCTGAGTATCATTGAATCCCTCCTAGGTGACATTAGATCGCTTATGGCGCATTCCCTTGCCTTGTTGCAGGGTAGTGCAGCCAACTCAGAGTTCCGCCTCTGCGTCAATCCTGCGGGCGTTACGGACCTCGGTCGTATGGCAAACTCTGCCAACGGTGACTGGGTGTCCGCTCGCCGAGAAGACGTTTTCGTCATGCAACTTGGTAGTCCCGTTCAGGTGCAAGTCACCATGGCGGCTGTCGATAAGTATGAGCAGACGATCCTGAAGGCGTTGCTGTACAACTTGGCCTATACGGGTCAGAACCGTGAACGTGTCACGGCTACGGAAATTAATGCCACCATTCAATCCATTGAAGGCGGCTTGTCAGGTATCCTGAGTGCCATCACTCAGGAGTTGCATGTGCCGCTTGTGAAGCGTTTGTCATTCAACATGGCAAACGACGAGAACACGGATCAGAACGTGCGTGTCCTTGCTCAGGGTGTCGTCAATGACGTTGCACCTCTGAAGTTGCGTTCGGGTATTGAAGCGTTGCATCGTGAAATTCAATCCATGCGTCTGATGCAGGGTGTCCAAATCATTGGCTCTCTGCCTCCGACCGCAGTACAAGATATCAAATGGCGTAATGTTGTGTTTGACTTGATGGCTGGTCTCGGCTTCGTGGGTGATCGTTATCTCCTGACCGAAGAAGAGAAGGTGCAAGCACAACAGCAGGCAATGCAAATGCGTGTTGCCGAGGAGACCGCTACATCAGCAGGTGTCGCCGCTGGCGAACAGATGATGCAGCAGCCACAAATGCCGCCTGAAGGAGTTGCTTAATGTCTATCAGTGTGGAACAACTTGAGGATTATTACAAAAACAATCCCGAGGCCATGGAACCTAAGTTCAATGGTGATGCTAAGAAAGCGGCTGAGGCTTACAAGAATCTTGAGTCGGCTCTGACCAAGACGAAACAAGAGTTGGCCCAGCTTAAGAATTCGACCGAAGCACGTCAGGCTACGGAGAACAAGGTAGTGACTACGGACTCCTCAAGGAACGAGCCTGTACCTACCAGTATCCAGCCCTTGGATGGTCTGAAGATCCCTGACCCTCCCAAGTCAAACGTGTGGGAAAAGGTTGACACCGACATGCGCGACCACGGCGTGATCTCCGAGGAGACAGCCGCTGAACTCAAAGCGAACGGTGTCCCGGATCACCTGATTCATAACTTCCGTGAGGTTATGAATTACGCCGCCAAGTCCAAGCAGGAACAGGCAATGAAGTTGCTCGGAGGCCACGAAAACTACGAGGCCACGATCAAGTTTGCCATGGCTCTGCCTGAGGCTGAACGACGAGAAATCAATAAGGCGTTGAAGACCGATGCTTGGTCCACAGTACTGAGCGGTCTTCAGTCTCGACGGCTTGCTACTACAGCAAACGAACCCGTCAGGGACATCGCCGTCACTTCTTCATCTGGCACTGTCGCCAATCGCGTTGACTTCAAGTCACACAATGACTTGATGCGTGCAATGGCGAATCCTCGATACCGATCTGATCCCGATTATCAGAACATGATCGTGGAAGCCAGCAATCGCTTCTATGCAAAGAAGAACAAGAAATGAAGAACGCACCTGTAGCCCACAAGTTACAGGTGCATTTACCACCATTCATCTGCGTGTAAACGCCGATGACACACTCCGCTCACCCAAGTGCCACAACCCTTGGGTGGGTTTCTCGATATGTCCCTGCCTGAGGGCGGTTGACCTCTATCGACGGTTCGATGTCGGCTGTCTGTGGCTCGTCGCGTTGACGAACAACCCGTAATGACAATAACCAACTGAGGCCGTTGTGTATTTATATTATTTTTAGTTTTATTAGACAAGGAAATTACACATGGCAATTTTTCGTCCCGGCTCAGACACCGCTAGTGGTGATCTGAATCCCAATGAACTTTGGCTCCCGATCTTCTCGGGCGAGACCTACCTCGCCTTTGAAGAGAACAACATCTTCGGCGGCATGGTGTCCATGCCCGTGATGCAGAAGGGTCTCGAATTCATCTTCAACTACTTTGGTACGGCCTCCAGCGAAACGCACGAGTCCGGCGCGACCATCGTTGGTACTGGCATCGCCAAGACCCAGCGTTCGGTGTACGTCGATGAGCGTCCGCTGTTCACGGCTGCCGAGTTTGAAGATGTCGATGAACTCTTCGCTCAGTGGGAATACCGCTCCAACGTGGCCCTTGAGCATGGTCGTGAACTCGCTCGTCAGCTCGACAAGCGTACGGCCAAGCTGATCTGTAAGGCCGCCATGACGACTCGTCCTGGTGCGCTTACGGACTTCCGTGGTGGTAACCCTGACGGCAACGGTGGCAACACCACGCTTGCCAACGGTGGTAACATCCTGACTGGTTGGAACGCCGCAAGCAACAACCGTGATCGTGCGGTGCTGGTCCTGAAGGCGATTGACAACTACAACGTCAACGCTGATCAGATCAACCTGCCCGAGGGCGAGCAGACCTACTGCGTGGTTACGCCCGCCGTGTGGCACGCTATGCGTGACATTCAGAGCGTAATCTATGTTCCCGCAAACTCTGCCACCGCATTCAGCGGATACAACGCCACGCCTATGGCTGCCGATGCGATGATTCCTGGCAACCCGAACCCGGGTATCCACGCTGGCATGAAGCGTAAGGACTACCTCATGTACAAGGGTGTCCACATCTACCAGAGCAACAACATCCCGACCACGGACACCTCGTCCACCGAACCCACGAACACCTGGGGCGGTAACTTTACGAAGACGGTCGGCATGATTTGGAAGAAGTCCTCGGTCGGTCTTGCCATCGTTCGCGGTGTCAAGGTCGAGACGGGTCGCAACGTTAGCACCCAGAGCGATCTCCTCGTGTCCTCCATCCACACGGGTGGTGGTGGCCTTCGTGTTGAAGGCGCGTGGCGTTTGATTGACGATACCTAATTCATAATTTTACTCACACATAGGAGATATAACTCATGGCAGTTTACGATAATAAAGCTCAAGAGTTTGTTCTTGATGACGATTGCTCATACTCGAATGCGGCTGCAACAGGCGAATACGGCGTTTCGTCGTCGTCCGGCTTGTATGTTACCCGCATTAACCAGAAGGCTGTTCTCGGCACCCTCTGGGCTGTGATGAACCTCGGTACGGTGGCTAACACCGGAACGATTCAGATCAACGATGACGGCACTATCAGCCTGTTGGTTGCTGGCGGTCTCGCCCTGTCTACGGCTACGGGACAGGCTCTTGTTGATACCTCGACCGGTAACTCCAGCACGACCGACAACAAGTTGAACATTGGTTGGTTCACGGGAACTGACGGCAACAAGTATCTTGCCGTTTGTAACCGTCTTGAAGGAATCAGCGTTGCCGCTGGTAAGATCAAGATCGCTCGCGTTGCTTGATATTTAAATACAACAAAACCCCACATTCAGAAATGGATGTGGGGTTTATTTCTTTAATCAGGAGATTATATGTCTAACATGAGATTCTCTCGTCTCACCGCCGTCAATCGTATTCTGATGTTTGCAGGTGAGCAGCCCGTTAACTCTTTGTCCGATGACGGTATCAACGACACGACCTTGGCCGAGGCCGCCTTGGATCAGTGTACCGCAGAAATCCAGAAGGAAGGTCTTACCGTCAACACGGAGATCCACACCTATACGCCCGATGTCGAAGGTAACATCTATCTTCCAACCGGTACTTTGAGAGTCGATGCCGTCAAGTTCAACCGTAACGTGACCCAACGTGGGTATCAGCCCACTCGACTGTACGATCTTGACAACAACACCTACACCTTTACGGATGAGATTGAAATCAATCTTGTTGTTGGTATTGCGTTTGAAGATCTGCCGATGGACATTCAGTTTGCCATCGTTGACAAAGCCGCCCGCATGTATCAGATGATCACTGTCGGTGATACCAACATGGATCAGATCCTGGCTGAACAGGAACTTCGTTCCCGCATGGGAATGATGCGAGCCAACGAAGAACAGGGTGACTTCAATCTATTTAAGAACATGAACAACAATGCGTACTGGGCTGTCACGAGATTGCGTAAACCCAGTGCCAAGTACAAGGGGCTGATTGACAATGGCTACTAATCCATTTCCTATTCCGTCCTTTATCGGTGGTGTATCTACACAGCCCGAGTCTCAGCGTGTCATGGGACAGACTTCTGAATCCCTGAACACGGTGTTGCCGATTGAGAAGGGGTTGTCCAAGCGTAACGGTACGCTTCCGATCATTCCTCCCGGACGAGCCAACCACAGTCTCGATCTCACTGAAAGCAATAAGATGTACTTTCATTGGATTGACCGAGACACAAGCAGACGCTTTCTTGTTGTAATCAGATCCGATGCCGCGACAAACAATAATGACATGATTCAGATCTATGATGCGTTGACTGGTGCAAAGAAGACTGTTACATACGATACTACTAACGGAAACCCAAGAGTCTATCTTAACACCAACAACAGCACTAGTTCGATCAAGTGTATCAGCTTTGGTGACACCACGTTCTTGCTGAACACTGAAGTGACTGTTGCTACGGCAGGTACGGCAAACAGCTATACCTATACCAGTGAACATGAGATTGATGCAGCATCGTCTGGATCAGTGACTATCAGCGGAGTGGGAGCTAATCGTTTTGTTCCTGTCGGTACAAAGTTTAATGTCTACGATCAGAACAATGTGCTTCAAAACGGAACATATCGAACAACCCATGATGCCTATGTTGACATGACACAAGATCACATTATTCTAAAATATGTGCTTGATAGTGGAACATCTTATAACTTTCAGACATCAGATAAAATCAGGTTTGTTAATACCGACATCAGTTCTCCTGAAAACTACAGGTATCGTGAATCTTATCTCGACTTTCCTGAAAAGCCTACCGCTGACAACCAGTATTGGTATGCCGCAAGCGATTCTGTAGGCCGCCCTGCAGGATACTATAAGACACAGAACACAGGCAATTCAGGCCCTAAGTATGTTCGTGTGCCTGCTGTCGAGGCGGGATGGAAGCTTGATGCGGCAACGATGCCTGTTAAGTTGTTCTACAATGCAAACGACACGTTTACCTTGTCATGCTATGATTGGGTTCCGAGATACTCAGGGGACACCCTGACCAATCCGGCTCCTAAGTTTGTCGGCAAGAAGTTGACTTCAATGGTGTTTCACCAAGACCGATTGTGGTTGTCTTGGGACGAGTTTGCTATGTCGTCTGCTATCAGCGACTACGGCAACTTCTTCTTGGACAACTGGAGACAGGTCGGAGACACAGATCCGATTGATGTCGCCACATTCGGTACGACAGTTACTCAGATCAGACACATGGTCTCATTTGGCCTAAGTCTTGTTCTGTTCTGTACTGGATCATATCAGTACGAAGTACGAGGCGGAGGAGACGGAGCATTGACTCCGACTTCCGTAAACGTATTCTCTACCACACGCCACTCTGTTGACCACTCTTGTCCTCCGATCTTTATGGGCGGACGACTATTCTTCCTGAGCAAGGAAGATCCTTCACGTCTGTATGAGTATTTCTATACCGATGCTTCGAGTGGCAACACAGCCGTGGATATCTCATTGCATGTTCAGGGATGGTTGCCAAACTCTCCGAAGGAACTGAGATCTATTGGCACTCAGAACATGGTTATGGCTACGTTCGAGGATGATCCCTCCAGCGTGTATGTCCATTACTGTATGATGACAGGAACAGAGAAGATTCAGGCCGCTTGGTGTAAGTGGAGATTCGGTGTAATCAACAATCCCAACGGAACCGAAACCTTGGTCGATACGATCAAGTCTTTCAATCCGTTTGACTCATGGGTGTATGTTCTTACCAAACGTGGATCGAGTTACTATCTTGACAAGTTGTTCATCGGCGACGAGGCCAACGATTCCGGTCTCTCATTCTCCAACAAACTCGACAGACGCTTTACGGTAACGGGCAGCTATAACGCCAACACCAAGATAACTTCTTGGACCCTTCCATTCCTGGATGCCTCCATCAACAAGGTAATCCTTGGATCGGCCTTTGGCTCCAAGGCAGGATTCGAGCGTGTTGTGACAAACACCACGGTCGGAGGCGTTACGGTGCTGACTTGTGCAGGTAAGTTTGATGCAGGCGTGTGCTTTGTCGGACGGTCGTACGACATGATTGTTGAACTGACACCGCCGTACGTTAAAGACCAGAACAATCGTGTGATTCCGGGATCAATCTCTGTCATGGGACTGAGGCTGATTCACAAGAACACAGGATACTACAAGGTCGAAGTCCAGCCGTACAAGAGAGAAACAAGTACGCACA